GGAGTTTCGAAGTATGTAAGATGTGACGGTAGTTTTGGAAGTACCGCTATTGGGTACATAGATGCCGGGAGTGGGGTTACGATTAGCTCTACCGAGCGATACATGAGTGTAAAGTCTGCATATGCGGCTATGCATTTTGTAGGTATCAGTGCTACTGCGTGGATGGTAGCATATGCTGTTGGCAGTACCGCGAGTACTGGGAGTACGGCCTAATTTCAAAGGGGGGAGTATGGCTGAAAAGAAAACGAGTAGGGCGACGAGAGAGAAATTACAAAAAAAACTGGGGGCGGTCACTGAGGCCGCCCCCGTTCCTATCGAGGAGCGCAAGCTGACGGTTGGAGCGAAGAAGAAAATCTGTATCGTAGGGTTTGCGCCGGGTAGAGAAAAGGCACCGTATGATGATCCGAGCTTTGAGTTTTGGGGTGTCAATGAAATGTACATGGCTCCAGACGTAAAAAAGATTGACGTACTTTTTGAGATTCACGATTACAAGTGGATCAAGGAAGGCAAGCGGTACAAGGATCATCTGAAATGGTTACGGGATCAGCGCAAGACTGTCATTATGATGCAAAAGCATTTTGACGATATACCCAACTCTGTACCATTTCCGAGAGAGCCGTTAGAGGAAGCATATGGTAGTTATTTCACCAATACGATTAGTTGGGAAATTGCCTTAGCTACTTACATCGGCGTTGAGGAGATTCACATTTATGGCGTGAACATGGCAACGGATATCGAGTATCAGAGTCAACGACCATCTTGTGAGTACTATGTCGGGATTGCGAAAGGCAAGGGTATCAAGGTTTACATACCGCCCGAGTCTGACTTGCTGAAATGTTTTTATCAATACGGATTTGAAGATGGCGAGTTATCGATTATGTCTCAGCGGATGAAACAGCTTGAGGAAGAGCAAGGCGCGAAGAGACAGCATTTTGATAATCAGGTGAACCTTAGCATGATCGAGAGATCACGCGCAGAAGGAGCGCAAGGTGCTTTTGAACAGGTGAATAAAGCCTTTGTATATCCTCACAGTTCATGGGAGCATACAAAGGAAGAATGAGGAGAATTAAATGTATCTTGTAAAAGACACGATTACGATTGTAGCGGATAGCACGGGCAACGATACTCAATACAGCAAGACGTTCAACGGTATGTTGCACTCGATTTCATACACACCGACCTTGAGCGCCGATACTATCTTGAGTACTACGTCACCGCTGCATCTCAATGTTGAAAGTGCAACTGATAACGCGATATGGAATAAGACTATCGGGAGTACTGACAAGTGGACGTACTACCCACGTTATATCGCTGTTGATAGTACGGGTGCACAGGTTGGAAATACTACCGACTTTCCAGGTATCAGATTTCCGCTATGCGACGAAAGGATTAGAATGAGCATGACTATTAGCACTGCGGTAAGTTTGACCGGTCAGCTTGATATCTACGTTGAAGGAACGGCACAGTAATGGAAATAGCAACTGACAATGTACCTGAAAACGCTATGGAGAAAAGGGACGTCAAGAAAGTAGTTGTACCGTGGAAGCGCATTTGTCATAGCTGCGGTAATAAGACCATGGATGAGCATGAAACTATCTGCCTTGTATGTGGTGCAGGTACAAGGGAGTACGAGGGTAAGTAATGGCTTTAGTAACCGATACAGATAATGCGCTGTTGAGTTTTGAGGATGGTGCTTCATTTCTCGGCGTTACTCCAGCCGCGTCTACGGTCGAGGACGATCTTGTAAGAGATTTGATTAACGCGGTGTCATATCGGTTCAACACGGAGACGGGCCGTAATCTCAAGAGCCGCGACTATACCGAGATTTACAGCGGTGACGGCAGTAATGAATTGATGCTCACTACTTACCCGATTAGCTCTACCACGATTACTATAACGATAAATGCAAACCGTGATTTCAGCGATACGGGCGACGAGGTAACGAGTACCGATGTCATGTTATCAACAGCCATGGGATTTATACAGCTTGACGGTGATTCGTTTGATAGCGGCACTAAGAATATACAAGTTGAGTATTCGGCGGGTTACACGACTGACGCGTCTTTTGATTTGACTCACGCGGCTAAAGAGCAGCTCAAATTAATGTGGAACCGCGAGAATGACCGGGATACTATCGGTGTGAGAACTGAGGCGTTTGAGGGCATGAGTCGTACTTTCGAGCAAGATATTCCGTGGAGCGTTCGCCAGGTATTGAATATATATCGTGATAGGCAAAGTAGATAATGACAACGCTTGTATGTGGTCCTGTTGGTTCGGGTAAAACTACATATGTAAAAGAGCATATGAAGCGCGGTGACGTTGTACTCGATCTTGATTATATATGGCAATCGTTTACGCTTTTACCGATGTACGATAAGCCGGAGGAACTGCTTGATTTGATGTTACTGATTAAAGGGTTTGTTGTAACTCAATTTGTCAATGATAAGTTTTCCGGTAAGGAATCTGGTATTGACTTATGGGTTATTGAATGTGCGCCACAAAAAAATCAACGGCGTAAATACGAAAGCCTGCTTGACGCGGAGGTTGTTTTACTTAGCGTTCCGGCAGATGAATGTAAGCGAAGGATAAGGAAGCAGGGGCGAGAGGGTTTGTATATGTGGGATGGCTTGATAGATACATGGTGGATTGAATGTCAGTAACAGCTATAACGCTTGACCAATTACAACAGCGAATAGATAACGTCGGAAAGAAGACTCCGCAGGTAGTTAAGAAGGCTGCGGCTAAGGGCGTTAATGTTTTATCGAAAGAGATGAGGCGTAGATACAAGATGTCAGGTCTCAAAAAGCGAAGCGGTATGCTGTACGATTCTATTGGGCCTATCATGAATAAGCGTAATGGGTTTCGGGTAACGTTTGCGGCAGGTGTTGGAATGTCGGGTGGTCACTCTCAGGTATACAAGGGTGCGACCCATGAGAAGGGCGGTGTCATTTCAAATGCTGGCTGGCATAAGAATACGACTATCACTATTCCCGCGAGGCCGTTTGTTGAGCCGACACGTAAAGCGAAGTTAGGCGAGGTTAGGGATTTGATAGGGAGTATGCTTGAGGAGGCTATAGCTCGTGGCATCTCGTAAAGCAATATATGACGCGGTTGTTACTGCGCTTAATACTTCGACAGGTATTAACTATGTAACTATTGACGTTGCAGAAAATGCGTGGAGTTTCAAGGATAATAAGTTTCCGGCAGTGAGGATGCTTGACGGTGAGGAACAGATTACCAGGCTCGCGTTTCCAGATGACGTTAGCGAAGATATGGAATCCGAACTACCGCTTGAGTTTATGGGCTATGTCAAAAAGAACATAAGCCAAACCGATAGCATAGACCTTTCGAGAAATACGCTGATGGTAGATATAGAAAAGGCCTTGACCGGAAGCACTGCGATAGACGATTTAGTAAAAGACATTACTCCGCAAGAGCGGGGAACAGATAGAGGATATTCGGACGGTATCGGGTGGACTAATGGAGTCTTTCGGGTGCTGTATCATTATAATCACTTAAGGCCATAGGGGGCAACAATGGCGGCGACAGTAGGAAAGGACGGTAAGTTTTTAATAGGCACCACGGGCACGGTAGCCTATATGGATACGTGGGCAATTACCCCTGGAATCGATACGCCGGAAATAACGGCATATGGAGATTCATCGAAAGCGTATGGTAGCTCATTACGTAGTTGGGCCATGACCGCGAGTGGTACGCTTGACAGGTCAGATACCGATCAAGCTGATATGATGGATCAGTTCGAGGATGGAACACTCGCGGATATCGCGTGTAGGTTTTATTTTGCGGCCGCATCATATTGGTCTGGTAGCGTAAGGTTGACCGGGCAAACTATAAATTCACAGGTTGGCGATAAGGTTTCGATTAGTTGGACCGGTAACGGTAACGGCAATCTTTCCGCTACCACATCATAAGGAGATATTAAATGGCGGCAACAATGGGCAAGGACGGGTTTATATCCGTCGACGGTACTACGGGTAAACCGGTATACATTGATACCTGGACACTAAATGCAGAGATAGGTACTGCTGAGGTAACGGCCTACGGCAATACTTCAAAAGCGTACGTGTCAACTCTCAGGGGTTGGTCGGTAACGTGTGGCGGTACGCTTGACAGAAGCGATACAACCGGGCAAGTAGTTATCCTAAATGACTTCGAGAGTACCGCGACAAGTACTACTCTGTCATTATGGTTATATGATTCTACCTCACATTGGCAGGGCGAGGCGTATGTAACGGGCGAAACTATCAATTCAAGTGTAGCAGATAAGGTTACGGTAAGCTGGACTTTTCAGGGCACCGGCAATCTTACATATGTGACTACGTAATAATTAAGGGGGGAGTATGGAATACACGACAGTAAGTAAGGACATAGATTACGTCCCATTTTGGAATGGCAACGATAAGCTTGAAGAGGATGAGCGGACGGTATTTACCTTGCGGTATCTCACTGATGCGCAACGGTCTAAGTGTTTCAAGCTCGGAATAGACAAGAACGGTAATGAAACAGTAGACGCTAATCATGAGCTACTTGTCAAGTACGGAGTTGTTGAGATAAAGAACTTCACGGTTGACGACAACGAAATTACTACGGCCCGGCAGTTTGGGAACTTGAAAGGGTTTACTCATCTGTACATGGAGATTGGGAACCAGATACTTGTAATGCAGGCGAGGCAAGACTCAAAAAATTAAGGATAGCTTTTCACTTGTGGCGTGAAGGATATGATTCGACCTACGTCACAATTCCGGGGCGTGAAGAGTTATCATTTATTATTCCCGGTACTGAGTACGAGATTGCCAAGGGTGCTATAGCGAGTTATTTGACTCCCGATCATAGCGCACAAGTTAATATGTGGCGTGATTGGAAAGTACTCGGCGATCCCTGGGGCGATGGCTGGGCTAATTGGCCCGCGGTATACAAAGATATAATCTCAGCACTTGAACAAGAGAGCAAGGTAAAATAGTGGCGACTAAGCAAGATGTAATTATTAACGTAATCGCAGATACTAAAAAAGCCGTAATGGGCATGGCTAAGTTTGCCGTAGGTATTGGTGCCGCTGTTATGGTTGCCAAAAAACTTGTCAAGGTCGGCGCTGACATGGTTAATGCTTTCGGTGAGCAAGAGAAAGCCGAAACGAAACTTGCCGCTGCTATTCGCGCAACGGGTCGAGAGAATGAAATGTCAACCGAAAGGCTCGGCGAATTAGCATCGTCGTTGCAGAAAGTTACCACGTTCGGTGATGAGGCTACGCTTTCGGCTATGGCCATGACTCAGCAATTGGGTAACTTGTCACAAGAAGGATTAGAAAAAGTAACTCCCGGCATACTCGATTTCGCGGCAGCTATGGACGTAGACCTTAATACTGCGGCATCTCTTATCGGTAAAACTCTCGGCAGTTCCACTAATGCATTGACTCGTTACGGCGTCGAGATTGACATGACGGGAACCGAGACAGAGAAACTTGCATCATTGACTCAGGCATTGAACGACAAGTTCGGTGGTACGGCTGAAGCATTAGCGTCGACTACTGCCGGTGGTATGGTTCAGTTCCAAAATGCTGTTGGTGATTTGAAAGAAGCCGGTGGCGAGATGATAGCTAATTTCTTGGCTCCAACCATATCAAAGCTTACCGATCTCATCACTAAAGCAAACGAGGCGCGTGAGGCAACTAAAGAATTCCGTGACTTGGTTAAAACCGGTGCCGACGAAGAAGCATTGTTGAAATTAGACGAGAAAAGATTTGAGCAGCTTAAAAAAAATATAGCGGGCGGACTCCTCCTTGATGAGTTCATGGCAACAAATGACGATATAATAAAACAAATAATAAAGATTGCAGAATATCAAGGCGCTTCTTTAGGTGTCGTAGCAGACACCGCTATTGAAATGGGGCTAATAACCCAAGAGGCACTTAATCAGGACGAGGCGTATAAACGCTTTATTGGAAGTCAAGCACGAGCGGCTGCATGGGCAAGTACGATTGCCAGGGATACCAAAGACGCAGCAGATGAAGCAAAGAGAAAGGCAGACATTGACGCGTTGAACGTTACCAACTCAAAACTTATAGCGGAATACTCAGCAGATTTTTTCCCACAAGAACCGTTGACAAGAATTGAAGAAACCGCCGAGGCGTTAGCAACCATACAAGAATCAATAAACGCAATGGCATTACTTGGCGGTGACCTTACCGACCTTGGAGCATTACGCGATGCATTAAAAGCACTACTCGGAGAACTGAAACTCGCTGATGAAATGGGCGATCCTGCTGATTTGGTATTCGCTCCATTGATAGGGCTCGGACCTCCAGGACAGATTGACAGAATGAACGGTGTCACAATGGCAATGAAACTTCAGGGCGAGGTATTGGCCGGTGTTGCCGCGGTATTGAAAGACCCTTCATTGCTTGACCTTCCTCGCATACTTCAAGGCAAGGGACCGGTTGACTTTGATTATTACGCTTCTATACTCAAGGGGGACAACCTTGCGACGGGTAAAAAGGCCGTAGAAGAGTTAGCCTTTGCGTGGGAAGGTATGGGAACTGCGGTACTTGACGCTGGTGTAATTGACCTAATAGAAACACTTCCTGTACTTACCGAGGAAGAGCAAAAACTAAAAGACGTAACCGATAAGTTGGGCGACTCACTCAAAGAAGTATTCGGGCGCGAGACTTTAGAAATGCTTGAAGGTTTCGGCGCGGCAATGGTTAGCGGTAGTAGCGGTGCTGAAATGGCGGCGCAAAGTGTTGAAGATTTTGCCAAGGCTATACTTGATAACTTACCTACTCTGTTATTTCAGGCAGGGCTTGCGGCTATGAGTGGCGGACTTCTCGAACTCGGCGCAGGGCTGATTGTTGCGTCCGGTATCGCGGCAGTTGTCAAAGGTGCTGTTAATGCT